CGCGAGTTCCGCGAATTTATTATTAAGTTTGGTAAGGTTGAGGTAATATAACTAATGAGAAATGGGGACATCAGTAACGAGCTCCCCAAGAGAATATTAGTTGTAGAAGATGTATTCTTATTAATCGAGCTCGAAACTAAAAAACTTTTAAAATTTGTACCTGTATCTAAAGAACTTAAAAAAGTCCGCAAGGATGTATTAAGTTATTTGTACTTGTACACAGTAAAACAAGGTATTACTCTTGAGTTAATCTCTTACACAATGGGAGGTGAAACTTTAGATACTTTTTATAATGATCTTGATAAGATAGGTACAAACCCGTTTAGATACTACAACTCATACGCTTCTCCGCAGAGAGTTGTGGCTGATTTACCATACAGACCAGAAGTTATAGGTGTGATAGACATACCTACTCGAGCACTACAATACGGACACTGGGGATTGGATATGAATAGCTTATGAATCACGAAGCAAAGCTACTAAGCAGCGTTGTTACGTCACGCAACTTAGCCCCACTTCTTGAAAACAATATTAATGAGTCCTGGTTTTCAGATGCTAATGACCGAAAGGTTATTACTTTTGTTCTCCACCATAACAGCTTGTACCGCGAATGCCCAAGCTTTGAGGTTATTAAAGATAATTTTCCAACCTTTGAACCAGTACCCGTAGAGGACACGATTGATTATTTAATTGATCGCCTTGTAGATGCACGACGTAAGCAAAGAATTATTTCTACGATTGGTTCTGCTCTTGAAGTAATTGAAAGAGAGCAGGACCACGAGGGCGCACTTCAAGCTATGGAGCGCGGATTTATTAAACTTGAGGAAGATGGACTTACTCGATCTAACGACATTGAAATTACTAACGAAGCTAAATCCGGCAAAGAAGAGTATGAGCATCGTAAAAATAACCCTGGTCTTCTTGGACTCCCTACTGGGTTTCCGACTATGGATGAGGCTACATCGGGTCTACAGCCGGGTCAGCTCATTGTAATCATTGCCCCACCTAAGACCGGTAAGTCAACGCTTGCTTTGCAGATTGCATCTAACTGTCACTTAGCTGGCAAGGTTCCCATGTTCTATTCTTTTGAGATGAGCAACGATGAACAGAAGAGCCGTTACTACGCTATGAGAGCACGTATATCCCATAAGCGTTTAATGACAGGTTCCTTGACCGATGAAGAGCAGGCTAGGTATTACCGAATCTTAGACGGTATTGAAAATATGCGTGATAAGTTTTGGTTTATTGATTCTACTAATGGACAGACAGTTAGCGGTATTGCTAGCAAGATACAAAATAAAAACCCAGATATTGTTTTTATTGACGGTACATATTTGATGATTGACGAGCAGACTGGTGAGTCAAATACCCCACAGGCTCTTACCAACATCACACGTTCTTTAAAGCGTTTAGCTATGAAGATTCAAAAGCCTATTGTTATTTCGACTCAGGTCCTTAACTGGAAAATGAAGAAGGGTCAGGTCACAGCTGATGCTATTGGTTACTCATCCTCATTCCATCAAGATGCGGATGTTATCTTTGGTCTACAACGAGAAGATGAGAATGTTGATGACACTCGTCTCCTGCGCGTTGTAGCCGCCCGTAACGCTGGTTTGTCTGAGGTTTCATTAGTTTGGGATTGGAACAACGGATTGTTTAGAGAGCTAGGTGTAGAAGACCTATGACCGTTGAAGAGATGAAGGATACTTTGTCTCGTCTTGGTGTAGAGGTTATCTCAACTAGAGGAGACGAGATTCAGGGTTACTGCCCAGCCCATGAGGAGCGCACTGGCAAGGTAGACCACAATCCATCGTGGTGGATCAACGCTGACACAGGACAACACATTTGTTTTTCTTGTCATTTTAAAGGTGGCTTATACACACTTATCAGTCACGTAGAAAAGATTGAGTTTGATCAAGCTAGGGAGTGGCTTGGTTCTACAGACAGCTTGATGTCTCGATTTAATCGTTTGCTTGAAGATAAGAAGCCAGCGCTTGAAGAAACTATGGTTGTTAGCGAATCTATGTTAAAAGCTTTTGGCGTACCTCCAGAGCATGCTTTATACGCTAGAGGCCTGACAGCAGAAGCTGCAATTAAATACGAGCTTCTATGGGATTATCGAGGCGGTAACTGGATTACAACTATCCGTAACCCATTGACTAACCAATTGTTAGGTTGGCAAGAAAAAGGATTTGATCGCCGTCACTTTAAGAATCAACCAGCTAAGGTAAAGAAGAGTCAAGCTTTGTTTGGTTACAACCAGTACAAGGGCGGCACAATGATTGTTGTCGAATCCCCTATGGACGTAGTTCGTCTAGCTTCTGTTGGGATAACCGGCGGCGTGTCTACTTACGGAGCAATTATTTCCGTCTCACAGTTCAACTTATTGCGGGGTGCAGATCGGTTGTTGTTTGCCCTAGACAACGACGATGCGGGCAAGGCTTCCTCGCTAGATATGCTTTCTTTGTGTAAAGATATGGGCAAAGAGGCGTGGTTTTTTAACTACGCTAACACAGATATGAAAGATGTTGGCGCTATGAGCAAGTCTGAGATAGAGTCTGGCCTAGAGACCGCAAAGCACATGGCGAGAGGAAAGATATGATTATTGGACTATCGGGCTATGCCCAATCAGGTAAAGATACTGTTGGGGACATTCTTGTAGATCACCACGGTTTTACTCGGCTTGCGTTTGCTGATCCAATTAGACATTTACTGTACGAAATTAATCCTTATGTAAAACCAGAGTTTAGAGTTCAAGGGCTTGTAAATGGTTATGGTTGGGATAAAGCAAAAGTTGATAATGAGGAGCTTCGTGAGCTTCTTCAAAGGCTTGGTGTTGCCGGTCGTGAAATGATTGATGAGTACCTTTGGGTAGCTTTGACAATGTCACAAATTAAAGACCCACAGGAAGGTCGGTACGTTATTACTGATGTGCGTTTTCCAAACGAAGCTGCCGCTATTCAATCACAGGGGGGTCAAATTTGGCGCATTGAACGCCCAGGAGTAGACGCTGCAAACTCACACATCTCTGAAACAGCTATGGATCCATGGATGTTTGACGAAACTATTATTAACGATGGGTCTATTGAAGATTTAACAAAGAAGATTAAAGTTGACATTTAAAGGGACCTTGCTTCCATACCAACCTGAAGCCGTAGACCGCATGGTCGAACGTCATAAGGTTTTAGTGGCGTACGATCTTGGACTTGGTAAAACAGTTCTTACTATTGCTGCTATAGAGCGCTTGATGGATAGCAACAAAGTGACTGAGCCAGGTCTTATAATTTGCCTTTCCTCATTGAAATATCAATGGGCTAACCAGATTGAGAAATTTACCGATGGAACTTCACGCGCTTTGGTTATTGATGGAACGCCGAAGAAAAGAGCAGAGCAATACGCCGAAGCTATGGACTGGCGGAATTCCGGGGTTGATTACATCATCCTTAATTATGAGCAGATTGTTAATGACTGGTCTTATATACAGGACCTACCAAGAGGATTCGTTGTCCTTGACGAAGCCACAGCAATTAAATCATTTAGATCAAAACGATCCAGAGCAGTAAAAAAATTATCTAACGCTCCTTACCGGTATGCCCTTACCGGTACCCCAATTGAAAACGGTAAACCAGAAGAGCTTTACAGCATTATGCAGTTTGTAGACGCTAAAGTACTTGGGCGTTTTGATATTTTTGACTCAGCATTTATTGTTCGTAATGCCTGGGGTGGGGTGCAGCATTACAGAAACCTCCCAACTTTGCATGAAAAAATGAAAGAAGCTTGCGTACGTAAATCTCAAAGAGATCCTGACGTTGCCCCTTACCTTCCAGATTCAATTCATAAAGAGCCTGTTGAAATTGTGTTTGATCGAAAAGCTTCTACTCTTTACGACCGTATTGTTAATGATTTAATTGCAGACTTAGATGAAGCTCAGGACCTTTTTGGATCCGGGTTTAACTTGATTGCTCACTACGGGTATGAAAATAAAAGCGGAGGACCACAGGATGAGATCCGTGGCAGGATCATGTCCAAGATTGGTTGCATGAAAATGCTGTGTTCTCACCCAGACCTTTTACGTACAAGCGCCATCAAATACAACGCTACTAACAAGGTTGTCCTGTGGGAAGACGAGGACGAGGACGGCACGGTTTCCAGCCTCAGCGAGCTGATGCCTACCTTTGGCGCTAAGGGCGGCTCAGCCTACGCGGCAGACCTTGTACGCTCAGGTGCGCTTGAGGGGATCAACGGATCGCCAAAACTTGACTATTTGATACAGTATGTGAAAGAGTTCTTAGACCAGAACGAGGCAAATAAGGTCGTCATATTCGCAACCTATGTGGATATGCTTGACATGATTGCAAATGCTTTAGGCCCAGAGATGTGCCGTAAGTATTCTGGAAAAATGGACGCTCAAACGAAGGAGGCTAACAAAATTGACTTTAATAGCAATATGGATACTCGTGTTCTTATCTCTAGCGATGCTGGAGGCTACGGAGTAGATCTACCAGCAGCTAACCTGCTGATTAACTACGACTTACCTTGGAGCTCAGGTGCCGCCATTCAAAGAAATGGCCGCATTGTTCGAGCTTCTTCTACGTGGCCTAGTATTGTTATACAAGACATTATTATGGCCGGCAGTATTGAACAACGCCAGTATGAGGCTCTTCAACAGAAGAGCGCTTTGGCGGATGCAATCATTGACGGAGCGGGTATTGATGAAAAGGGCGGAATACCCATGACTATTGGTAGTTTAAAAGACTTCCTTTATATGTCTACTGTATAATTGATGGATGCCTAACGCACCTAAGACGCCGACCCGTACTATTAGGGTCCCTGACGACCTCTGGAAGGCCGTACAGTACAAGGCAGCCAAAGATGGGGTAACTGTAACCTCTGTTATTATTGAGGCTCTACAGGGGTACGTAAAGGATTCTAATGGGTAAGCACCACGACAAGATTAAAAAAGCGCTTGAGCAGAGAATTGCCGCTACTCCAAACGGGGCTGGTTACAAAAAGCCTGGGAGCATGAACAAGAAGAAAACTGGTTACCGAGGGGCTAAAGCTAAATCTTCTAAGTAACAGTTGACACCTGTCAGTGGGCGGGTGTAAGTTTTCCTTAAGAACGCTAAAGAGCACAAGTGCTCTACAGCTAAACAAAGGAAAATATATGAGCCTAAACGATCTAAAATCAAATTTGCGTCAATACCTTGCACTTAAAAAAGAAGTTGAAGTATTATCAAAACGACAAGATGAAATTAAATCTCGTCTTAAATTAACAGTTGAAGCTGCTGGTGAAACAGATGACCGCGGCCATGTAACACTTAAAGTTGAAGATGACATTATTGGTGATGTAACTCTTACACAACAACGTCGCGTATCAAAAACCCTTGATATGAATATTGCAGAAGATTTACTTAAAGAACGCGGCATTTACGATAAGTGCGTAAAGATGGTTCCAGTTCTTCAAGAAGACGCAATTATGTCTTGCGTTTATACAGGTGAACTTTCAGAAGCTGATGTGGACGCAATGTTCCCAGCTAAAATCTCATTTGCATTCTTGGTTAAAGCATCAAATGACTGATGATTTAATTGAGTCTACTTTTGCCGCATTGGATAAATATTATCCAGGAAGCAAAAGAGAACGAAAGCCGGTAGCGGTTAAAAAACCTGAGATAGATTTAGATACCAATTGGGATTCTAAACCAATCAAAAAAACATTACCCAATGGCAAAGACATTGAAATGTTTACTATCGGAGCATTGGCTGCTGCTGTAGGTCGTCCCATTGTTTCAGTTCGTGCCTGGATCAAAGAAGGCTACCTACCTCAGTCCCCTTACCGTCTTCCGACAACGAAAGATCGTAATGGGAAAGACCATGCGGGGAGAAGGCTATATTCAAGAGCTATGGTGGAATCTTTAGTAGAAATACTAGGAAAGGCTGGACTGTTGCAATTAAAGCGTATAGAATGGCCATTACACCAGCAAATATCTTTGGATATAGCTGAGGCTTGGAGTGAAATCCGAGCAAATGAAACTAAACAAAACTAAAATAAAAGGATGATAAAACTATGGCAGTAAACCGTACAGAAGAATATGCACCAGAAACAGACGCATTTGCAAAGTCAAATGTATCAATTGAAGAGCGTCCAGCTCAAGCAACATCAACAGCATCAGTCGTCCAGTCAGGTTGGGACGCAGCTCAAAAAACAACATCAGCCGGTGGAGATTTTCCATCAGAGTTCAAGTTCAACGACGGTGAGTACCAAATCATCAAGTTCCTTGATCCAAACGGCCCATTTGCTGTCTATAAGCAGCATTTCCTATCACAGAAGACAACAGGTAAGCGTTCTTACATTTCACTTGGTGCAAACGATCCGTTGTGTGTCAAGCTTGGAAGTAAGCCTGAAGACAAGAAGGCTTTCAGTATCGCTAACCTCAGCGCACCGGGAGGGGTCGAGCGACAGATGCTTATTGCAAGTCCACGACTTTACAAAACACTCCACGCTGCACACTTCTCCCCAGCAGGTCCTTTAACAAAGAACTACTGGGCAATTAGCCGAACAGGCAAAATGCAACAAACTGTTTATCACTTGAACCCTGTTAAGTCCCGTGATCTTCTTGAAGACTGGAACATTGACATCGATTCAATGGAAGAAAACATTAATGCAATTCAACCTTTTGAGGCCTCAGCCATTAAGGCTCCAACATGGGAAGAGCTAGAAGCAGTAGCAGATAGTCTTCTTTAATAAATTAGTTGCGGACGGGGCTAGTGCTAACTGCATTAGCCCCATCTGCTTAACAAGGAGTTTTACATGGATCACATTATTACTACTAGAAAACAACTTGACGAGATGGTTGCCCACTATCTTAAGCAAGACGCTTTTGCTTACGATTGTGAAACCGTAGGAGATAAACGTGTTATTCCAGCTGTTAATGAAGTATTGTGGCTTAGCTTTGCTACGCATGGCCGCGGGGATGTTATTCCAATGGGCCACCCACATGGTGAGTTTGAGTCAGAAGTTTTCCCACTTACAGGGCAAGGGGAAAAACGTGTATTGGCAGGCCTACCTGCCCGTGAAAGTGATTACTCTAAAGATCGCAAGAAAGCTACTAAATCTTTCGGAGCTGCTCCTACGCAGTTATTCCCAGCTGAAGTATTTGAAGCTTTAAAGCCTTTATTTTTTAACGATAATATATTAACTATAGGTCATAACTTAGTTTTTGATTTAAGCTCTGTTGCAAAGTATTACGGCGGTCAAATACCAGACGGCCCTTACTTTGACACACTTATGGCTTCTTTTCTTTACGACAACAAGAACAAAGGAAAGCTTGGCCTTGATGATTGTTTACAACGCGAGCTTGGGTTTTCTATGCAAAAAGGTATTGGTCACATGGTTGAGATTTACGGTTTTAGTGAGGTCGCAAAATACGCATTTCTTGATGCCAAGTACACATTTATGCTTTGGAAAGCTTTAGAGCCAAAGATTAAAGCAGCAAACGTTGAAAAGGTTATGAAGCTAGAGATGGACGTTTTAGCCGTGCTTTGTGACATGAAGCTAACTGGTGCACCAATTGATACAGATCAATTGCAGATTTTGCATGATCAGTTAATTAAGGAAGTTGAGCAGGTAAAAGAAGAAATTTACGCCATTGGCGGGGTATTTAATTTAAACTCAAATAATGATAAACAATTAGTTTTGTACGGTCCAAAAGACCAAGGTTATAGAGGGTTGCGTACTCACATACTTACCGGTAAAGGTGAGAAGAAAGCTAAAGATCACGGAGAGCATTCTTTAGACTACAAAGATTATTCCGTGTCAGCTGACGCTTTAGAATCCTTTCGAGGTAAAGATGAGCTGGTAGACGCCATGCTTAAGTATTCGGATTTAAACAAATTGTTAAGCACGTATGTTATTCCATACCTTGGTGGAGAAGTCATTAAGACAACCAACGGTAAGGTAAAGACAGAAGATCGTGAAAGCCTACTTGTTAACGGCCGCATTTATGCTGACTTTGTACAATGGGGCGCTGAGACTGGTCGATTTTCTAGTCGTAACCCTAATCTTCAAAACGTACCAGCTCCGCATACGGCCCACGGGAAAGCTATTCGCAATCTGTTTATTGCCCCAGAAGGTTCCAAGTTAGTAGTCGCTGACTATTCACAGATTGAGCCACGCGTAATTGCCGCAATGTCTGAGGACCCAATTATGCTAGACAATTATTTAACTGGTAAAGATATCTACACAACTGTGGGTGAAACTATGGGTGTAGATCGTAAAGCCGGCAAGGTACTTGTTTTAGCCATGGCTTATGGAGTTGGTCCAGACAAGATTTCTAGGTCGATTGGCTGTACCGTTCCAGAAGCAAAGAAGCTGCTTAACGACTTTTCTTCAAAATTCCCATCGGTCAATGAGTACAAAACAACAGTTATTGGGGTAGCCCGCAATGTTGG